ACTGTTTCAATAGCTTCGTCTATAGCTTGCTCTAAAGTGACCTGATTAGGATCTATAATCGGCTCATTAGTCATATCATCTACAAAGCTAAAAGATAAAACCCTCTTTCTAGCAGGTCTCCTACCCTTAAGTAATGGATGTTTAAACATCTCATCTACTTCCCATGGTTTAATCCCATACTTAACAGCCATTTCTGTTTTGTTTACACCGTCTTTTAGATCTTGGTCGATCATAGAAACAGTAATTTGTGCAGGAGTTTCTCCTGCTTCTTGTGTTTTCCTCATTTCAATCATTTTGTTTTTGTTTAATTAATTAATCTATATATATTTCTGACCATTTTAAAGGCATGGTCTTACCTTTTAAGTGTTCACATCTTGTACCTGCAGTTATATCTTCTAAAGAATTAAAAGAAATCATAGTTTCTTCCCCTTCTCTGTACACATAACCTATAGCGTCTGTATTAGAGCAAGTCATTTGTTTAATTTTACCTGTTAAATCTAAATCTTTTACAGAAACTTCTTTACCTTTCTTTTCAAGCATTTTATCTCTTAAGTGTCCTACTAAGATAATTTTGTCTGCTAATAAATTCAATCTATCAATCCATTTTTTATAAGCAAGACGCAAATATAAATAACCGCCACCGTTTGGCAATGATAGTATTGATAAACCTTCATTATTTTTATCAAAGTTTTTACCCATAGCAGTTAGTTTATACATTTTCTTAGCTTCTCCTTCACACCATTCTTCTAGTTTAGATATAGTGTCAATAGCAATGTATTTATAAGGTTTCCCTTGTTTAATTATCTCTCTCCCTAAAGTAGCAAGCTCTGCAAGACTGTTTACTTTAACTTTTAAAGCATCAACCATATCAGAACCGTTCTCTAGATCTATAATCAAACAATTATCTAATTGTGACAATATCGTTGTCTTACCTATCTTAGGTGGTCCATATATTATCATATTCTTAGGCGATTTACGGCTAGCCTTTACCTTTTTAGTTGGTAACTCCATAGTATTTAATTTTTAAGGTATTCTCTAATTCTACTTTCACTTTTACCAAGAACCTCAGCTATGTTTTTTATTGACATACGCTTATTTCTTAGTTTACTAGCTATAGTAGCTAATTTAATAACAGACAAGCTTTTAAGCTCTGTCCACTGTTTTGTTTTACTGTTCCAATTCATTTTTAATAATTTTTATTCATACCACACTGCGTACACTTTACATCCGTTAGGAGTTGTGCAGGCGTGTACTCTTTTCTTTTCTATCTTTTCGTTTAANTGTTTTTTGTCCCANTACTTTGGATTCTTGCTGTTCAGCTTTCTTTTTTTGCTCATATTCTTCTAAGTTTTTTAATAGTTTTTGATTTTGATTCTTTTTAAATATCATCTGTCTTTATTTTCTTTCATTAATTGTAAATGTTGACATTTCTGCCTCATATGGGATCATACCTAGCAAACCATCACGGTTCTTTTCTACATGTATAGCTAACAAACCTATAGGATCTTCTCCACAGTATTTATCAGTTATCCCATACAAATCATTAGGTCGTTGCAACATCATAACTACATGCGCATCCTGACCTATACTGTCACCTCCAAACAAATCTGTAAGTAATGGTTGATACTGCGCTTTAGCACGATGTTCTTGTTCTATGTTACGATTTAACTGCGATAGTAAAATGTTTATAGTCCCCATTTTAGCCTGCAGCCACATACAACCTTTAGATACTTCATTAAGTTTCTGTAACTCGTGTTCTTTATCACTTAAGATAAGTCTAGAGTGGTCAAATACATTAATAATAGTATGATCTGGTTTTTTGTTTGTTATCTCAACATTAGCATTTTTAACAAATTCCATATCTCTAGGTATATTGTTAAAATAGATAGGGTAGTGAGCATATTTTAGAACTTCTTTCTTAAATGATTCATAAGCATCATTTTCTAATCGTCGTTCCACTGATAATAGTTCACTAACCTCTTTTCCTGTTCCCTTAGCACCAGCACGCATAATCTGCTGATGGCCAGGCATCTCAAAACTCCAATACAATATTAATAATTCCTTATCTTTATTGTTATCTAGCAAATCAAATATAAGTTGATTACTAAATGCTGATTTACCTACACCTGGTCGTCCTGCAATTACATACATTTTACCTGGTTGTAGTCCACCTAATAAGTTTCTATTAAGTCTAGCCCATTTAGTAGGGAATACACGTCGTATCCCTCTTATACCATCTTGCACCTGATGTAAAGATGCGCTAATAGCTTTGTTTATACTCTTAAATCCGCTATTTTTAAAGGGATCTTGTAATTCTTGTGGTGTTTTCTTCTGTGTCATCTTCATCTAAGTTTTCATACTTTTCCCAAGTATGGTTATTAATCCATGTTTCTAAATTTGTAAATACCCAAGACTATCTCTTTCTATTCGTAGTTGATTATCTAAGCATTTCATAATCTTTTTATGCTTATATAATTTATCCCCTACAATTTTTTTATACCTTAGTTTACATTTTAGATTTGATGTTGCATTTGGATCCTTAGCGTGTAACACTCTAACTCCTCGACCGGGAGAATTGACCTTCAAAGGATATGTTCCTATAAGCTCAGCAAACATCTGATCAAAATCAGAAGAAAAGAGATCTATGAACTCTTGCCTAATAAAATGTTGATCAGATGTTTCACCTAACTTAATATATCCATCAGATTGTAATCTGTCTAAATTTGGTTTAAGATTAAGATTGGGTATATATTGATATTCTTCTTTATATATTAAATATAAATATAAGAAATCGTCTGCAGACATTCCTGTCTGTTCTAAAACTTCAAAATCTATATCTACTTTCATTGGCAGTAAAAGGGTGTAAAAGAATAATTTATACTCAAGCCTAAGCTTGGTACAAATATAATAGTATTTTTCATATTATACAAATTTTTTAAATATTATTTCCAGGTAATGTTTTTAAGATTCTTAACTGCATTCTTTAGCCACTTTTCTTCTTGAGAATCAGCCACATACAGTATTATAATCTCCCCAACTTTACCTTCTTTAAATCGTATTAAGCGTCCTACTCTCTGTATCATAGACAAAGATTTGCTTGTGATTCCGCATATTATCCCCATATTTGCATCAGGGACATCGAAGCCTTGATTAAGGGCTTTAGTAGAACAAAGCACATTTATTGACCCATCTTTAAATGATTCAAGTGCTAGTTCTTTTTGTTTTTTAGTCTTTTTAGAATGATAAGACATTGCATTAGGTTTGATAGAATTACATAGTTTATCTGTAAAATCATTCGCCCCACTAAACACAAGTATTCTCTTACTTGTATTATTTTTGTAAATCTTTTTAAATTTATTTACTTTATTTTCCGCAAAGTCTACAATTTGCTTCCTCATTCTAATAGCCCTATAAAACATTATTGCTTTTTGTTTATCTCCTGCTGTAGCATTTTTATTAGCCATTATCATTTGAGCGCTTTCAAAAGCATTGAACTGCCCTAATTGATATTTCCACTGCACAAAACTATTGTTAGCTTTTTTATAAGCAACTTTTTCATCAGGAGTTAAGGTTACAGGTACACATGATATATTATAAGGACTAACTATACCTAATTGTACACATTTATCTAATGTAATACTATAAGCTGTAGGTGCAATCTTTCCTAATAAATCTCTATACTCTTCTTCTTCAGGGAGTGTAGCAGTCATACATAAAAGATTATCATAAGTATTATACTTAAAAAACTTACGATATTCTTGTGACAATCCTAAATGTACTTCATCACACAGAACTATATCATAATGTTTCCCAACTAATTTATATGCACTTTGATAACAAAAAACCTCAACATTGTCTAAACATCCTTCTAGGCCCCATTTATAAAACTCTTCTTTAAATTGTTCTTGTAATTGAACAGTAGGAACTAAAATAAGGGCTTTCCCACTATATGAGTGTTTTTTCCTATATCTATTAGGCCTAGCTTTTAGACATTGCTTTAAAGTATACTCAACAGCTAATACACCTACTCTAGATTTACCAAAGCCTGTCCCTGCTATAACTGAACCTACAAATCCTTGTTTAGCCCAAGAATTAAGAGCTTTTCTTTGCTCTATATCTCTTATTTGATTAATCTGTTGAGTCACAATACTTTCCATAACGTAACAGTTCTGTTAGTTTC